CCCCATTAACTTCAAAATTGTACCAGATTTCCCCTTTGAAAATTTTTGCGAATTTTTGGTACAAAATCTCGCACTTGACGGCTAGTACTAAATATGGTACAATTAAAATGAAGGAGGTGAGATAATGGTCAAAGCAAAGAAGCTAATTTTTAATCAGTCTGGGAAGTACTACGGAATCAAAGCATGTATACCAAACGAATGGGCGTCTTTTTTAAACATCACAAAAGAAGACCCTAGAGTTATCATGGAATTAAGAGACAACACAATTATAATAAGGAAGGGGAACACAGATGGCAAAGCGTAGACAGTCTAAAAAAATATCGTCAACAGTAAAAGAATATCGAAAGCAAAGATCACGTGTATTAGCAACAGTAAGACGTTATGAAAAGCAAGGTCTATATGTTGACTTTGTAGTACCTAATATCCCTAAAAAAATAACTCAGGCATCAGTAAGAAGACTAGCAAAAATAACACCAAAACAGATACAGCAAAAAACATATGAATTAAACGAGTATGGCGAAATAGAAGCGTCTTTTTACCAGTTTAAAAAGAAACAGCGAAATAGAAATAAGATAAAACTACCAGCACCCGGCACAATGTCTATGCCAGAAGAAGCTGATATGGCAATCTCAAATTTTAGGGGGTATGTATCACAATTTAATGAAACCGCTGTTACAATAATAAATGACTGGTTAAATCGACTACTATTTAAATACAGCGAAGAAGAAGTAGGTAGAATGATACAAGACGCCGCAGAAGGTGGACAGCTCATAAGTTACAAAGTAGTATATGATAGAGACAAACTTTTGAATGCTCTGTCATCAATGCTGGATTATATGGCTTTAGGAACTTTAGAAAGAGAGAAGTTAATAGAATCTTTAGAATATGAGGAGAACTATGAGATATGAATAACATCGGAATAGGTGAAAACAATGAGATGCGAGTTAAAAAATTTAATTATTATGCGTGTGATTTTGAGACAACTGTATTTGATGGTCAGGAATATACTGAGGTTTGGTCTGCATGCTGGGTGCAATTATACAGTAGCGACGAGCCAAAAATAGTAGGAAGTATTGAAGAATTTTTTATTAAAATGTTTGAGTTGTCTGGCAACAATATATTATATTTTCACAACCTTAAATTTGACGGATCTTTTATAGTCGATTATTTATTGCGTGAGCATTACGTATTTAATCGAGTACCTGAGAAAGAAATGGAAAATAATCAATTTAAAACATCAATATTAGAAATGGGTCAGTGGTACAATATAATAATAAAAAAGAACAATCGCATTATAGAAATAAGAGACTCATTAAAATTACTACCATTTAGTTTAAAGAGAATAGGTGACGCTTTTGAAACAACTCATAAAAAATTAGAAATGGAGTATAAAGGATATAGATATAAAAATTGTCCAATAACAGAAGATGAAAAGGCATATATTAAAAATGACGTATTAGTTTTAAAAGAGGCTTTAGAAATTATGTTTAACGAGGGACATAACTCAATTACCATAGGTAGCTGTTGCCTTAAAGAATTTAAGTCATTTTATGACAAAACGGATTACAATAATCTGTTTCCAAATTTATATGAAATTGAAATAGATGAAAAGTATGGGCAGGAAAATGCGGGGGAATACATCAGGAAATCTTATAAAGGAGGTTACTGTTATTTAAAGCCGGAGCATACTAATAAAATAATAAAGGGAGGATTAACGTTAGATGTCAACTCTTTGTATCCAAGTATGATGCACTCAATATCTGGTAATTTTTATCCTACCGGAAGACCGAGGTTTACAGCAGATTTTGACGAATTTAAAAAAAAGATAGAGACAGCAGAAAATTTTTTATATTTTGTAAGATTTGAATGTAGATTTGAATTGAAAGAAAAACATCTGCCAACTGTGCAGATAAAAGGGAACATGATGTACAAAGGAAATGAATATTTAACTACATCGGATATTTATTATCATGGAGAATATCACAGATATTATCGTGATTTAGAAAACAATGTAAAAGAGGCTAAGGTCATATTGACTATGACCCGCCCTGATTTTGAGACATTTTTTGAACACTACAATGTTTATGATTTTAAGTTTTTAGACTGTTGTTATTTTTGGAAACAGAAAGGTATCTTTGATGAGTACATAAATAGATACCGGGAAATAAAAATGACATCAAAAGGCGCAAAACGTGAGCTGGCAAAACTTTATTTAAACAATTTGTATGGTAAGGAAGCGGCTAGTACAGACAGCAGTTACAAAGTACCATATATAAATCCCGATAGAGATTGTCTCAGTTTTGATCTTGTCGAGGAGAAAGAGAAGACTCCCGGCTATATAGCAATAGGTAGTTACATAACATCTTACGCACGTAATTTTACAATAAAAGCCGCTCAGAAAAACTACGACAATTTTATATACTCAGACACCGACTCAATACACTTAACCAACTGCACTCCAAAATCAGTGAGAATACACAATAAAAATTTTTGTTGTTGGAAAAAGGAATCTGAATGGGATAAGGGCTTATTTGTCAGACAAAAAACATATATTGAGAGAGTGATAAAAGAGGATAAAGCATGTAAACCAAAAATGGAGATTAAATGTGCTGGTATGCCTGAGAGAGCAAAACAAAATTTTTTGGCAGATTATAGGATGGAGGATTTTAAAATAGGGTTAAGAGTAAAAGGAGCACTTAAACCAAAAAGGATAAAAGGAGGAATAATTTTGATTGATAATTTTTATGAAATGAGGAAATAATATTGACGAATTGTACATAATATGTTACAATAAGGGTGTAACAAATTGTGATTAAAATTAAGAAAAGGAGAACTAAAATGAAAAAAATCACTAGAAGTATTATCACACACTCTGTGTCTTTTGCTGAGGTAAATGGCACAAATCTGGAAGTTTTTGAAACAAGGGAAATGGCTAATAAGCCGGGGGCAAGATTAATCCAGCAGTTATCAAAAGAAAGAAAGAAACAAGTTGTAGTAATAGCTGATGTACCGATTGAAAGAAAGTATTCTATGGACGTTGAAACATTTATGGAGTATGCAGAAGTAGAATACAATGAACTTGATGAAAACTAAGAAAATTAATTGTAGATTAAGGAGGAATAAAAATGGGAAACGCAGAATATAGTGCAAAAGTGGTAGAGTCAACAAGAGAATTATCAGGAAAAGAAAGAGTAGCTATAAAAATGTTTACTGACGCTCATCAGCTTGATGAAGTTACACAGAATTATGAAGACGGCGTTTTGATAAACGTTGATTATGTTGCAAAAGTAGCTGTGCATAATGAAAAAAGTGACAATAAAGACTACAACAAATATATTTACGTAGACAAAGACGGAACGATGTATATATCAGGTTCAGAGACTCTTTACAGAACCTATCAAGAAATCGCAGAAGAAATGGAAGATGAAGACGAAGATTGGGCAATTAAAGTGATCAGGAAAGAATCATCTAACTACAAAGGGAAAGATTTTTTAACTTGTGTAATCGTATAAAAAATAAGCCCCGGAAACGGGGCTATTTTTAAATGTTTCACGTGAAACATTTTATAACGAAGGAGTATAGCATGTATTATGATGGCACAAAATTATTATCATTAAAAGACGCTGATGGGAACAAACCGGAAATATATCTCTGCGTCGGAAACAGAACAGCAGGAAAGACTGTATTTTTTAAAAGACTTTGTCTGAATAATTTTATCCAAGGTAAAGGTAAATTTATACAGCTCTATAGATTTAATTATGAATTGTCATCCTGTGCTGATATGTTTTTTAGAGATATAAAACCGTTATTTTTTAACAACGGAGAACTGATAGCTAGACCAGTAGCCAAAGGATTATTTTATGAGTTGTATTACAACGAGCAAAGTTGTGGTTTTGCTATTGCATTAAGTAACGCTGATGCACTAAAAAAATACTCGTCCTATTTTAATGAGGTTACAAATGTTTTTCTTGACGAATTCCAATCTGAAACGAATCACTACTGTGCTGATGAGATCAAAAAATTTCAGTCGATCCATGTAACCATCGCGAGGGGTCAGGGAAAACAATATAGATACACCCGTACAATATTAGCGTCTAATAGTGTTACTATGTTAAACCCATATTACAAGTCAATGGGGATACACAAAATGTTGCGTAGTGACACAAAATTTTTAAGGGGGCATGGGTGGGTTATGGAACAGACCTTTAATGAGACAGCTAGTAAATCCTTATCTAACTCTGGTTTTGCAAAAGCTTTTGATGATGGATATTCTGATTACGCGGCTCAAAATATATATCTTAATGACAACGATAGTTTTATCGAGCACATTAAAGGTAAATGCAGATATATAGCAACCATAAAACATGGCTCAAAATATTACGCGATCAGGGAGTTTTTTGAGGACGGAATTGTATATGTCAACGATAGCCCTGATATGACATACCCAGTAAAATTAACATTTAAAGCAGATGATCATGAGCAAAATGCACTAATGGTTAGCAAGTCAACTTTTGTGATGCAGTACCTCAAAAAAGTTTTTGAGCATGGTCAACTAAGATTTAACAATTTGGACAGCAAGAATATTATTTTTGATATTTTATCCATATAGGTATCTTTTGATGTTGCTAATATTTAGTGTGACCCGGTAGCACCGTTTAAAACCGGCGGGTCAACTTGTCCGTCTTGCTAACGCGATTTATTAAGCACATCAATTTCAGATACAAACGGGGCGGGTTTATCCCGCTCCTTTTTGGTACAAAAGTATTAACTTTCATTTTTTATCGTTTTATGTTATAATATATATAGAATAAAAAGGAAGGAGGTCACTAAATGTCCCCGGCTGATGTTGCGAATATGATAGGCAATTATGGGTTTCCGATAGTTTGTTGTGGCGCGATGTTTTGGTATATGGTTAAAAAAGACGCACAGCACAAAGATGAAGCCGAAAGTATGCGAAAGACAATCGAAAATAACACATTAGTTATCCAGCAGTTAGTAGACAATTTAAAAAAGGAGTGATTTAAGTGGCAATTTTAACGCGATCTGGGATGGAAAAAATTTTGCGTCGCATAATGGATAGTGGCGGAATGACAGAAGACATGGAAAGAGATGTGGAACGACTGAAAGATGATTTTGACGAAAGAGAAGGAATATTAAAAAGGTACGGAGAAACGTATGACGGAGAAGATCAGGACGAATACGAGTATAGCGGGCGTGATGACATAAACATTTACACCCCCAGAGAAGAGGAAAAAGACTGGAAGAAAGAATATGACGATTTGAAAGCCAGATATATGGATCGTTTTTTCGGGACTTCCGAAGTAAAAGAAGATTTTAACGATACGATTGAAGAAACAGAAGAAGACGTAAAGCGGGACGGAGAAGTCCAAACTTTTGACGAATTATTAGAAAGAACGGAGGGTTAATAATGCCAACAAAACCAAAAGCAACCAAAAATTTAAACGAATTAAATTCCGCTGATATCTTGAATGTTACCAGATCATCCATTGGTGGTACATATGCTGACCAAGTACCAGTGGCTTTAAAAGAGGGCGATGAAGTAGCCGGTAAAACGGTAACAAAAGAGCAGTCTTTGCAGTCACTTAGAGGTATCGGTGACATTATCATGCAGTATCAGCCATTACAAAACGCCTTTTTAACAAACCTTGTTAACCGCATCGGTAGAGTTATTATCACATCCCGACTTTATGAAAATCCATGGGCGGGGTTTAAAAAGGGTCTGCTGGAATACGGAGAAACAGTCGAGGAAATTTTTGTAGAAATTGCAAGACCTTATCAGTTTAATCCTGAAAAGGCCGAAACTGACCTATTTAAAAGGAGAATCCCGGACGTACAGGCCGCTTTTCACACGATGAATTATCAAAAATTTTACCCTACAACTGTTAGTAATGACCAGCTTAGACAGGCATTTTTATCATGGCAGGGGATCACTGATTTAATCGGAAGAATTATTGAGCAATTGTATACCGGCGCCAACTATGACGAATTTATGGTTATGAAATATCTCATCGCAAGATGCGCGCTTGATGGAAAAATCTCCACAACTGTTATCCCAACTGTTACAGCGGACAACGCAAGGTCAGTAACTACTACAATGGTAGCGTCTGCAAAAAACTTAAGTTATATGTCTGCTAATTATAACTATGCAGGAGTGCGCACTTACACAGACCCACGATATCTGTACACTATTTTAACAACCGAACTATCATCAATTTTTGATGTTGAGGTTTTGGCATTGTCATTTAACATGGACAAAGCGGAGTTGATCGGCCGGCAGATTGGGGTAGATGGTTTTGGTACTATTGACGAGGAGAGATTGCAGGAGATTTTTGCAGATGATCCAAACACAACTTATACTCCTTTTACAGAGGATGAGTTAAACTCACTTAAATCTATCTCAGGATTAATGGTTGACAGTGACTGGTTTATGATCTTTGATAATTACTACAATATGACCGAGGTGTACAACGCCGAGGGGCTGTACTGGAATTATTTTTACCACGTATGGAAAACATTTTCCGTGTCGCCTTTTAGCAACGCGATTTTGTTTACAACTATCGCGCCAGAGATTACCAACGTTACAATATCCCCCACTACAGCAACAGTTGCTAAAGGTGGTACAGCAAAATTTATCGGTACAGTAGAGGGTAACGGCCTTATAAACAGAAAAGGATACTTTAGCATTCAGGGGCCAGTATCCGCAGGAACAAGTATAAGTGATGACGGACTTTTAATTATTGCGGCAGATGAGACAAAAACATCTTATAATGTTTTATATGTAGCTGACGCTGACCCGACTAAAACAGCAACCGCAACAGTTACAATTACAGGTTAGGGGCAGAGATATGGCAATCACACCACAATCACGATTAATATTAATCAACAATACTAGGTTAACTGATTATAAAAATCAGATGGACTTTAAAAATGCGTCAGAGCAATCTTTATACTTTTTGTCCAAAAAATACAGAGAGTATAATGATTTCCAGTACTTGCGCCGGGATGGAACGATTGCTGTTCCGGAAAATTACGATAATCTTTACGGGTGTGATTACATTATGTTTCAAAACAAAAATTTTGGAACAAAATGGTTTTACGCATTTATACGTAACAAAGAGTACGCAAATGACGATAACACAATAATCACATTTGAGATAGACGTATTTCAGACGTGGCAATTTGACATCGAGTATTTAAAGTCATTTATTAGCCGGTCTCACCAGCAACAATTTTTGTCAGATGGCACTCCGTGGTTGTCTAACCTATTTCCCGAGCAAGTTGAGTATGGGCGTGATTATGTTGTGACTCACACTGAGGTAGTCAGTTGGAATACATATTACGTATTAATGTGCTCAAGTGCTGATCTCACATCAGATTTTGGTGATACTGACAATCCCAACCTCAAATCATCAACTGGAGGGACGTTTGATAAAATGCCCTCAGTATTAGATTATTATGTCATAGATAATTTAAACGATAATCCATCACCAAGGACTGACAGTTTACAAGCAATTTTAGCTGAGTTAAAAGATGTGCCGTGGATAACACAGTGTATACAGTCAATAACCATTGTGCCTGAGGAGGTGGTTGGTAACAACTTTGAGATAGTTAACATGGCATCAGGTAAAAAGATAGGCAGGTTGAGAGACGGTTATAAAAGTTCAAACTTTATACTAAATAGTATAGACAATTGGTGGAGTTATTTTCCAAAGTATGACAATTCCAAATTATATAGCTATCCGTATAGCTATATAGAAATGACGGCATATAATGGCAATCAATTTATAATAAAACCAGAAGCCGTTAATGAATTGTCAAAATTAGAATTAGGACTGGTAAATTATGTAGGAGCATCCCCCAGGCTTACATACTATCTCAAGTATTATAATGATTTTGGTGATAACGGGCACGAGTATGACGGTCGTCCAGAATATGGTGAGTTTTTAGACGCTGGGTTATCAATCGCTAATTTTCCGCAACTTCCGGTAACTGTAGATAATTATCTGTTATATATGGCTAATAATGCTAATAGTTTTGCTTTATCAAACAGTATCAACAGTTACAACAAAAAAGAGGCTGTAGCTATGGGTGCGATAGAGGGTGGTGCTGGTGCAATCAGCTCTATCTTATCAGGCAATATTGGAGGTACAATTGGATCAATTTATGGTGGAGCTAAAAGTGCATATACAGGGGTCAAAAATAGTGAGATTGCTATACGTCAACAAATGGCAAAAATACAGGACGCTGAGATTGCGCCCCCAACACTAGCCGGTCAGACCGGTGGCGATGCATTTAACATCGCAAACGGAATAAACGGAGTCACACTCAAATGGAAAACAATCCGACCAGAGTACGCTGAGAGATTAGAGGAGTATTTTACCAGATATGGATACGTACAAAATAAAATTGAGACTGTATCACTTACAGGTAATCAAAACTTTAATTATATACAGACAACCGGTTGCATCTTAGCGGGTAACATCCCAAAAGATGACATAGAGATTTTAAAAAATATGTTTGATAATGGCACTACTATATGGCACACTGAGATAGGTAAGTATAATGATAATCCATGGATCGGAGGGCTAAACAAAAATGGCGAGGAAAAATTATAATAAACTGTATGGCTATAACAAGGCTCTTGATGGATGGAGTAATATGTGGCAAAACAACGTAACATATTTGCATTACTACTATTTTTTAAAAGAGCTGGCCATCAATATGTACAAATGGGAGGGTTTACCAGATACAATTGACGAGCGATTTTTAGAGTTGACACTTTTTGACAATGGATATGGATTGTATTTTAGGGATGAGATTATCGGTGATTTATTTTTGCAGTGTGCCATCGGCGGTGAGTTAGATGTATACAGGATACCAATTAACCGTATGGCATACAGCGTAAATGGTTACCAAAATTTTAAAACTAAAGCTGACTCTGTTATTGTTTTTAACAACTTTTTGCATACCACCACTCATATTGATATAGATATGTTTGCACAAAAACTTTACAATGTGAGCAGGGCAATTGACGTTAATATTAACGCTCAAAAAACTCCGCTTATGATCGTTTGCGATGAAAAACAAAAACTAACGATGAAAAATGTGTATATGCAATATGAAGGAAACGAACCTTTTATTTTCGCAAACAAAAATTTTGAAACAAATGCGATACAAGTCTTGAAAACAGATGCACCATTTATCGCAGATAGATTGAGCATCGAAAAAAATAGAATCTGGAATGAAGCTATGTTATTTTTAGGTATAAACAATAATAACATGGATAAAAAAGAGAGACAGATAAGTGATGAGGTTAACAGCAATCTTGAGCAGATATCTATGTCAAGACAAATCGGATTAAACTCAAGAAGACAGGGTGCAAAAGAAATAAACAGGATGTTCGGAACAGAAATTTCTGTTAATTACAATCCAGAATTAGAAGAGTTGTACAACGCAATGGTTTTCGGAACTGATAACACGGATGAAAATGTTTCACGTGAAACATCTGAAAGTGATGGTGATTTGGATGAGTAAATATACAACAGAGTTACGGTATCTTATTCAATCAGGTTTCGATTTAGGGCTAAATGATTATCCAATTTTTGAGGAAAGTTATCGTTCAAAACTAAACGAAAAAATCCTTAATCACTACTACATGCGTGAGATTGGTTTTGAGACGGCAGGATTATTTAAGAGATACTTAAATGTCAAAATGAATGAGATCATGCCATATTATAATCAGTTGTATTTATCAGCCCAGATTGAATTCGATCCCCTTGAAACATATTCCACAAACGAGCAATATGAAAGGGAAACAACAGGGGATAACACGTCTCAAGATGAGGGAGAAAACAAGTCACTACAAAATGATACTCCCATGGGTTCACTACAAGACCCATTTTCAGAAAACTACGCAACAACCTCACAAAAGACGAACGCAACTAATACAACAAAGTTGAATTCTTCTGAAAACGAAAAATATAGTCGTAAGTTGTCTGGAAAAAACGACTCAAAATCTAATAGTCAATTATTAATGGAGTATAGGCAAAGTTTTTTGAATATTGACATGCTGATAATTGAGGAGTTGGATGTACTATTTATGCAACTATGGTAAGGAGGTGACAAAAAATGATTGGTAATGTATATCCGTTTTGGCGTTGCTTTAAAGTTATGCCACTTGTATATGATGAGTCTTTGTCATATTACGAGGTGCTTTGTAAACTCACTTATAAGATCAATGAGGTTATTGAGCAATTATCGTTAGATTATTCTGAGATTTATAAATATATCGATCAACAGGATAAATTTACGTTAAATTCTGCCAATAATTACACAGATTCAAAAGTGTCAGAATTAGAACTTGTTATCAATAACCAATTTACTGTTTTAAGTGATGCTATAAAAAGTGCTGACCAAAAAACAAGATCATGGGTAACAGAGCAGATTACAGATTTAACGATTTGGTTAGAGCAACAGGGTCAATCTATTTATGTGATTAACCCGATTACAGGTTATACTGATACTATCCAAAATGTGCTTAATGATTTTTATAATTATTTTAACTATTATGCACTTACATGTATTGAGTATGATGGGCTTAATCTTACAGCAGATATGTATGACGCAAAAAATATTACGTGTTACCAGTATGATTTTTACGCTAAAAAATATCTGACAGAGGATGATAGATTTTATATGTTTAATCCAGTTACAGGACAAAGAGTTTTTTACAAAAACGTGATAGACTTTTTAGTGTCCTTGCATAGAGAGGACGCGTTAACGTGTGCTGGGTATGACGATAAAAATATCACAACAGATGGTTATGATAACTATGATATTACAACTTATCAATATGACTGGGAGGGCAAGACTGTCCTTGCAGTAGCTTAAGGAGGATTAATATATGTCACATACAAACAAAACACCAAACTACGATTTACCACAATTTATCGGTACTGATAAGGCTAGCTGGTTGGGAGATTTAAACCCAGCATTTTTAGCAATTGATACTGGCATGGAGGCTAACAAAGTCTCAGCACAATCCGCGGAGGTATCAGCAGAACAGGCTAGTGCTTTAGCCCAGTCAGCTAATTCTGTTGCTAACAGCGCTAACAGCTCTGCGACAAGTGCTTTAACTAAAATTGATAATTGGATCGAGTTAAATCTTAATAACCCTGACACGACTAATTTTGTCCAGTACAACTGCATATTGCAATTTAACCCAGATTTGGGTATAGCTAATCTATACAACTTAATAGAGTTTAAAAATGGATTTACACCCGTTCTTGGTACGTCGGGCACACCTTTTATTATTTTACCCAATCAGTATTTTAACAATACTTTCGAGTCTACTCTATATTTTAGTGGTAATGTTAGTGTATCTGACTCACAAGGCAATATTATTTATACTAATCCACAATATATAATTTCCGGCGGTAAAATATATCTAAAAACATTAGGCGGATCGGTGCCGTCAGGTGGTAGGTATAGATTCTCAATTTTATCCCGTATGTATTATATAGGTAAGTGGCTTAAATAATGGCAATTTATGACTCAAACTGGGCTAGTTACGCCATGTATGTAACTAGTACCGTAGAGACTAACTGTAATTACGGGAGTGTAGAGTCTTGGGCTATGGCTGGTATTGGGATAATGCAGTGGACATATGGCAGGAGCTGGGACTTACTAAATCTGCTGATTACTGATTATCCTGATATAGCCAGTCAATTACCTATTTTGTTACCCCAGATACAAGCTGGTAGAGAGGCATGGGGCAATAAAATTTTTACACAAAATGAGGCTAATGAGGTTAGCGCGGTGTTGGTTACAGACGAGGGTGTAAACACCCAAAATAAATTATGGCAATCTGATTGTGATAACTCATATATACCACTGTTACGGGATGAGTGTGGTATATCTGACCCAAAGACAGCTATTTTTGGTCTTACAAATTATCATCAATCACCACAAGCATTTTATCAGATTTTTAATGGCTGTGGTAACTGTGATGTTAATACATGGTATATGACTGTTTTAAATAATGGCATTGTGGGTAGTTATTACAACCGACAAAATACCGTAAAAGCACTATTAGATGAGTGGGATGGTGAGAGTGGCAAGGAGGGTTTTGGTAAATATGACCCGCAACATAGTATCGGCGGTAATCAAAACCAAAATAGTGGTAATCCCGATAATACATCAAAACCATTTGAGACATCCCTAAATATTAAGTCACTACAAAAGTTTGGTAAAACGTTCTTTTTGTACATTGATAATAATGGTACAAACAAAAAAATAGAGTTTTATCAGGCAAGCGATAAATTATGGTTGCCAATTTATCGCTTTGAAAAAATTGAGGGTGAGACTACAACAAAACCTCAGCCGTCATACCCTAATACGGGGAGTGGCACGGATGATCAACGACAACAGTTGGTTGATAAAATTTTGAGTTATGAGGGTAAACTAGGTTACTCTCAATCTGGTGATTTAAGGATGTGGCCAGACAATGGGTACGCTGATTGCTCTGGACTTGTTTGGCATTGTTACAATAGTGTAGTTGGTGTAGAGATAGGTACATGGACTGGCACACAAGTTGATAACGGGTCACTTATTAAAGAGGGTAGTGGCTCTTTAGATACAAGTGATATGTTGATGGGAGATTTAGTATTTTTTAATTGGTCATATCACAATCCGTTTTTTGACCATGTAGAAATGTATATAGGTAACAATCAATTATGTGGGCACGGGGGCGACCCCTATTACGGCCCAACAGTCAAGCCGGATGCAGGAGCATACTCAAGGGATGCTTTTGATTGGCAAGTAAGGAGGTATATTTAATGATTATTGATGTATCAAGATATCAGGGAGTTATAAATTGGGATGCGGTTAATGGGGCTATCGATGGAGCAATAATCCAATGTGGTTATGGAGACGATTTTGTGGTGCAGGATGACCCATATTTTTTACGCAATGTACAAGAGTGTGACAGGTTGGGTATACCGTATGGTATTTACTTATATAGTTATGCTAACAATAAAGCTCATGCAGATAGTGAGACAAAACATATTTTAAGACTTGCTAAAAAATGTAATTTGGCTTTACCTATTTACATTGATATTGAGGATGCAAGTATAAGAGGTAGTTACAATGCTCAGTATTTTATAGACATGGGTCAGGCAATTGAGGATGCTGGATATTGGTTTGGATATTACTGCAATGAGGACTGGGCTAAAAATGTTATTAAAAATAGCCTTGATAGATTTACCAGTTGGATTGCTAACTATAGTCACAAACCTAGTGTACCTTTTGATATCTGGCAGTATTGCAGTGACGGTAGTGTGCCGGGTATTAGTGGAGGAGTGGACTGCAATGAAATGGTAAGAGACTTATTAAATGAGATTAAGCCTAACAAGGGAGGGTCAGCAACTACAAAACCTAGTGGCACAGAGTATGTTGTAAAAAGCGGAGACACTTTATCTGGGATCGCTAGTATGTATGGCACTAGCTATCAAAAGATCGCGACTGATAATGGGATAGCTAACCCTAACTTGATCCATCCGGGTCAGGTGCTCAAAATAAATGGAGGGTCAGTGCCTACTCACAAAACATACACCGTTAAAAGTGGTGATACTCTATCAGGGATCGCTAGTATGTATGGCACTAGCTATCAAAAGATCGCCGCTGATAATGGTATATCTAATCCTAACTTGATACACCCCGGTCAGGTGTTAATAATTAAATAAATAGGCGGGGCTTAATGCCCCACCTTTTAAATTACCTATTTGTTTCTCCTGCGTTAGAGTGTACCATATTGTTTTCTTCTAACGTGGCCCAGATTCCTTTTATCTGACTTGTGTTACCAGCAATCGCCTGATTCATTGATTCAACACCGGATGTTATGGTTTGTTGTGCTTGCTCTAAAGAGCTAATTCTATTTTCCAGTGATGAGGTATCAATTGTCGGGATTTCTTGTGGCTCCTTATTTTCAAGTTCTGTTATTTTGTCTGATAAAAGTGATATCTGTTTCTGTTGCTCATCTATTACTTTTTGATTGTCATTTGATAGGACTAAATATGATGTGTATGCTGTATACCCTGATAGTAATATGATGAGCAGGAGCAAAAACCAGTTCCTTTTGATGTAGTTCATTCTGTTCACCTCCTTTCTTTTTGTATTTTTGTTACTTTGCATCACCTCCCTTCATGGATTAGTTTTAAAATTGTTTGTAAAAATCTCTTAGAGTCATGTATTCTGGTAAAGCTACAAACACTGTGTCTGATGTAAAGTATATTACTTGACTTTCTAGTAAGTCCCAGTCAGCATATATTAATCTCATAACTTTTGCTTGTTTTAATGTTATAGTTTCATTATCGTGTTTAGTTTTTATTGTTAATGTCTTTCCCATTGTGTATTCACTGTTTCTTACCAGCAAGTGTCTTAATGTTAGTCTATACAAATTTCCGTTTGATTTCAATAAAGTTCTGTAATAATTTACCTCTTCTTCTAACTCGTCTAAATCCATAAATATCGCTGACCGGTAACTTTCTGCTTTTGGTATTCCATATGCTAAGTATTTAAATGACATGTACTTTTCTATCAATGTCTCTGCATATCCTAGTTTGTAGTCGTCTGAGTAAAATGATTTACATATCTCTCTTTTTTGTTCTTTGTCTGTGTCAAAGTTTATTGTCGTGTATCTATTCTCCCATTCTATTTCACAGTCTTTTAAATAAAATTTTAGTTCTAAACTTGTTTCATAATATGTTGCGTTAAAATATCTTTTGTAGTAATATCCCCAATATTCAACGTTGTTTTCTGTGTATTTCACAATAAGTGCTTTTTTCATCTTTATACCTCCTCATTTAAATATACTTCGTTGTGATTAAAAGCAAATACGTGTAAATTCCCGTATTTTATAACTGCTTTATTAGCTTCTTCAAATATTGATACCCCATCCATGTTAATCATTATTCTAAGTGTTGTGTCTGGTAACCATACTACATTGTTAAGATATACTTCTTTATAAGGGGGGTTCACAGAATGTCATCATGTGAACCTCCTTATTTGTAATAAAATTAATAAAAACTTTCAAGATAATCGATGTTCCTATTTTTACAATATTCACAGCACTTTTCATAACTACCTGTAAATACCTCGTTGTAATCCTCATCTTTCTCTATAACATGATGAGTTCCATTTCTGTAAATAATAATTAGTTCATTGCTTCCCATAAATAAATTATACATATTTTTTCCTCCTTATTGATTGTTACTCTTCTTTAACTATCTTTATTATACCACAGTATTTTTAAAATTGCAATATATTTGGTACAAGTTTTTTGATTTTTTTATATGGGGGAAATTTGGTACAATTTTGAAGTTAATGGGG